AAATAGCCAACCGAAAGGAGCTACATGAAAACTGTGTCAATCGTGGCGCAGGGCGGAAGCTTTGCCTCCTACATTCAAGAGTGTACGGATAAGGGCGGGGTTCCCCCTTCGGATGAAGTCTGGACGGTTAATTCTATGGGCGGGGTCATTAAACACGACCTTTTGTTCCATATGGATGACTGCAAGATGCAGGAGACCCGTCCTAATTCCAACGTCCAACGGATGATGGGCTGGCTTCGGAAGCATCCCAAGTTCTTTACGTCCAAAGTCTATGACGACTATCCGGGAGCGATGGCGTATCCCCTGGATGAAGTGGTGAAAGACATAGGGGTGCCGTACCTGAATGGCACGGTGGCCTATGCCCTTGCTTACGCCATTTACCAGAAGTACGACGGGATACGGCTGTACGGGGCTGACTTCTCCTATCCGCACATACACAAGGCCGAAAGAGGCCGGGGGTGTGTTGAGTTCCTGCTAGGGATTGCGTGGGCGAGGGGCATCAAGTTGCACCTTCCCAATAACACGACTCTCCTAGACATGTGCGAGCCGCCCAATATCCGAATTTACGGGTATGACGCTTACGCCCTGGACTTTGACGAGGACGAAAGCGGGCCGGTTGTTCTGAGGGAGGATAAAGACCTTCCCGATGGCGCGTACATGGATGAACTGTATCTGCAAATGGAAAAGCAGAACGCGCAAGCGATGGGGGTCGCATGAGCAAGGGTTCATGGCGCAGACCCGAGAACAGTCAACTCTATACCGAGAACTGGGAGCGAATCTTTGGAAACACTAAGCGGGCAAGCGGAAAGGCTGCTAACCGATCCGGCGTATACGACAGCGCGGGAGAGGATAAAGGCAACATTGGTAAAGCGCCTGGAGGATATGGAGCTAGACGGCTCCCCCGCAAGTACCGAAAAGGTGCTGGCGACAGTTAGATTGATTCAATCGGAAGCACTCTTGCACCGATTGATGCACCGAATGATTGACCACGGCCATCTTAAAGAGGCCGACATCGAGCGCAAAAAACGCTGGCGCATTGGTGGGGTCAACTAATCCCGCAAGGGGTAGCACTGTCGGGAGACAGCGCATCACGCACCGTTGTGATAACGGCGCAGTCCTATCAAGTGGAGTACATATATGGAAGGCCAAGCCGAAAGGCAGCCTATGAGCGTTAACGACGCTGCGGCTGCTATTGAAAATCTCGCAATCTTCGATGATGCCGGTGAAATCACCGGGCAAGAGCAGCCGGAAGATGAGATTGAATCGGAGGAAGTAGAAGCCTCTGATGATGAATCTGGTTTGGAGGAATCCGACCAGGATAGCGACGAGGACGAAGCGGAAGCTGAGCCTGAAGAAACGACCCTCGAAACCTTGGACGACATTGCTAAGGCGCTGGGAGTGGATGCCGAATCCCTCTTGGCTAACCTGAAGATGAAGATCAAGGTCAACGGCGAGGAGCGTCTAGTCTCTCTCAAAGAGGCGCAAACGGGCCACCAGCTTGAAGCCGATTACCGCCGCAAAACGACGGAGCTTGCAGAACAGCGCAGAGCCGTTGAACAGGACTTTGCCCAGCGACAGGCACTCTATCATCAGCAATCGGTCGAAGCGGCCAATGTGTTGCAGATGGCGGAACAAGCCGTACTTGCTGACCTCAATACGCCACAAATGGCGGCGCTGAGGGAAAAAGACCCTGTGCAATGGATGCTGCGAAGGGATGAGGCGCAACAGAAGTTGGCCTATCTCCAGCAAACCCGTCAGCAAGCCGCTCAACAGTGGCAAATGCAACAGCAGCACAGCGCCGCCGAGCAGCAGCGCCAATTCCATGCGTACTTGCAGCAAGAGCAATCCGAGCTAGAGCGTGCCGTAGCGTCGAGGGGTGAACAACTCACCAGCGAAGCAAAGGCCGGTTTGGCTACGTTCCTCGTGGAACGTTACGGGTTCAGCCCCGAGGAAGTGGGGCAGGTCTATAACCATCGTTTAGTGCTTCTCGCCCTGGATGCCATGCGGGCAACGGCGAAGGTAAAGGACATGGATACCAAGACCGCGCAGGTTAAGGAAAAGGTCGCAACGCTGCCGAAGGTAGTCCCGCCCGGAAAGGCCCAGGGGAAGGTTCAGGTCAAGCAAAAGGTAATCGCTGGCTTGAAAGGACGCTTGAAGCAAACCGGGAGTGTAAGGGACGCGGCTGCGGTAATTGAACGCTTAATGTGATCATCCTCAAGGAATGCAATCATGACTCAGGCAACTAACACCCACGATCGTTACGATCTGTCGGCCACTGGCGATAACGTCCGTGAATCCCTCTCGGATATCATCACGAACATTTCGCCCACTGAAACCCCGTTCATTTCCAGCATTGGAAAGAGCACGGCCAAGAGCAACTATGTTGAATGGCTGACGGATGAACTGTCGTCTGCTACCAGCAACAAGCAGATTGACGGCGATGAGTTCTCCGGTTCTGCGCTGAATGCTGCGGAGCGGTTCGGCAACTACTGCCAAATCTCTTGGAAGGTAATGGTAGTTTCCCGCCGTGCGGAGTCGCTGACCAAAGCGGGCCGCAAGTCGGAAATGAGCTACCAGATGGCGAAGCTCGGCAAGCAACTGAAGCGCGAGAAGGAATACATCCTTACGAGCGGCGTAGGGCATCAGCGTTCGGCGGTGGGTAACTCCACTTCCGCGCCGACTACCGCGAACCTGACTAGCTGGATTATCACCAACGACGACCGCGCAGGCGGTGGTACTACGGCGGTTCTGTCCGGTTCTACCTACGGCACTCCCACGGGGGTAGCGGCTGACTCAACCACTACGCAGGCTGTCAGCGAAGGCGATTTGCTGACGCTGGTGAAGGACTGCTATGTGGCCGGTGGCGAGCCGACCATGCTGATGATGAGCCCTGCTATGAAGCAGAAGCTTACGGGTTATATGTTCAGCTCTACGGCTGCGCGTGTAGCTACTCAGCAGCAAGACCAGACAAAAAACCCGAATGCGGGCGCGTCTGTTCTGGGATCGGTTGGTGTGTGGATTACCGACTTCGGTTCAATTTCGCTTGTCCCGAATAGGTTTCAACGTGACCGGGATGTGTTCATCCTTGACCCCTCGACGTGGGAGGTTGCTTACATTGACGACATGAAAGTCGTTGATTTGGCAAAGACCCATGACGCGGAGCGCAAGGCAATCCTCTCGGATTACACGCTTGTCTGTAAGGCTGAAAAGGCTAATGCCATCCTGGCTGATGCCAAGGTCGCAACGGCTGTTGTGGCCTAAACCTGACGGGGGGAGGAAACTCCCCCCTTTTTTATCTCGGTCAACCGAAAGGAACCAACATGGCTTTTATTCAGATTATCTCGCTTCCGGGCGGGAATGGCGCGACCTGCACGAAGTATTACTTCAAGAATGGGCCGCGTGTGAACAACAAGAAATGGATTGCGGTGGGAGAGGTTGCGGAAGTTCCGGATGAGGAACTGTCCGAGCATCTTGCATCGGGAAAGGTGATTCAGGTTATGGGGCCGAATGCCGCCATACCGGCACCGAAACGCGGGAGACCTGCAAAGGTTGACGACGAATTTGCATCGGTACTTGCTGCACAACGATGAACACGTTTGACCTTGGCCCAAACTGGAACGGGACGCGCACCCGTATGCACGTTGGCAACGATGAAATCGTGCTTCAGGACGTATTGGACGCGCAGCCCATCTTGGACAACAACGCCCGTTTGCGCGGGCAGTCTCAGCGTTCCAAGAATGCGGTACATGTGGCGGATATCCCGATAACCATTTATCACGAATGGCGGAAGGATTGGCAGGCGCATTTTGCTGACAAGACGACTTGGCACGCCTACATCGCGCAGAAGTTGAATTCTAGGGACTGGCTGAAACTCCGGACGGATGAGTCGCATATATGACCACTTACGCCACGCTGAAGTCAGACATTGCCGGGTGGTTACTCCGGGATGATTTGACGGCGGCCATTCCGTCATTCATCCGACTGGCGGAGGCGGCTATCCGCAGGGATGTACGGATTCGCCAGATGTTGAAGGTGTCTACGTTGACCCTGACGGGACAGAGTACGCCCCTGCCTTCGGACTTCATGGAAATGAACCGGGTGGCGTTGGATTCAACGACCGATCCGGGGATTTCCTTCATGCCGGCAGAGGCGTTGTATTCGCATGACTCCTATCATGACAGCGGCACGCCTTGCCTCTACACGATAGAGGGCACCAACATAATCACCGCCCCGGATGGGACGGGCGAGGATTTGCTGCTGAACTATTATCGGGCGTTTGATGCGCTGGCTGATGCAGCAGATACCAATTGGCTTTTGACGAATGCCTATGATGTGTATCTGTATGGTTCTCTCGCCCACGCCTCCCCCTACATCAAGGAAGATGAGCGGGTGGGGTTATGGGTACAGGGGTATAACTCTGCGGTCTCTGCACTAAACAAAGCGGATAGACGCTCGACGTTTGCCGGTGCCCCCTTGGCTGTCCGTAACGGTACTGGCCCATGATTCTGCCGTTCGGTGAATGGACGCCTGACGTTGAAGGGCTTTCGGTAAAGGGGCTGACGGTTGCCGAGAACTGCGTCCCTGGGCCGGATGGCTATGGGCCTTTGAACAGTCTCAGCGACGTTACCAACGCACTCACTGCAAAGTGTGTAGGGGCGGCATGGTTCGCCGATAAGACCGGGACGGTGAAGGTCTACGCGGGTGATGCGACGAAGCTCTACAGCCTCTCAGGGGCTACGTGGAGCAATGTCAGCAAATCCGGCAACTACACAGGGGGGACGAATTGGGAGTTCGCCCTGTGGGGTGATCGCTGTATCGCGGTTGACCCGTCGATAAATCCCCAATATATCGACATGAGTACCGGGACGCTGTTTGCAGACCTTCCGGGGTCTCCCCCGAAAGCGGCAAGAATTGCAGTAGTGGGGGACTTTATTGTCCTAGGAGATTTGGAGAGCAAGCCGAATTGGGTTCGGTGGTCGGGTTTCAACGCCTCTGAACTGTGGACTGCCTCTATGGCTACACAGTCCGA